AAATGAGGCTTGGATGCCTCTTCAGCCTTAAACAGCATCTTGCTATCCTCGGCTTCACTTAAAGATTTAATTGCGCTTGCAATGTCCTCTTTCTGGTTCTTAGATGCCTTCAGAGCATCAACATCCAACAAAGCAGTAATTGCCTTCTGGTTTAATCCATTGGCTCCTGCTATCGCTTCCTTCAGCAAATCATTAAAATCTCTGTCTGCAATCTTTTTGTTATACTCAGTTTCAGCATCCTTGGCTTTTTTCTGCCAATCTGCCAATTCTGTTTTGATTGCTTCCACATCAACTCCCTCAAATTTCTTTAAGGTTTCTTCTGCTGTATCGGCTCTGTCTTTCTCTTTGTCTTTCTCGGCAATCATATCATCCAGTTTTTTCTGAACCTTTCCGATATCTTTTCCATTCTCTGCCATGACAAAGGCAATCTGCTCATCTGTTAAACCTTGCGCTTTTAATTCTTCAGTTTTCATAGTACATTATCCTCCAATAAGATGTTTTAGGTGTGTATCTGTCCACCAAGAGTTTGCATTTTTAGGTTTGCCAACCAAAACCATTGGATTGGATTCGAACCAATGTCTGAGATAATCTTTTGATTTCTCCGCTCTACCAAACTAAGCTACCAATGATGGGGATATTCTTCCATTCTTGGAAAGAAAAGGCAAAGGAAACCAATTGCGGAAGGCTGATTCTTCCACATATCCATCTTACAACACCTTGCTTGAATAAAATATATGCACCTTTTGCATGTTATATAACAAATAGCACAAAAGAAAAGAGGCAGAAAAACCTGCCTCAATTCCATCAGATTCGCTCAAGCATCTTGATATATCTGTCGATTGTATCCCTTTCTTCCTGCGTATCTGCATCTCTTTTCAACTCTTTCAATTTGGTATGCATAGAATCCATATATTCATCCAAGGAATCCAACATATCCTGCTTGGATGCCATGCTGTGTTCATTTCTATACATCCTCTTGGAATCCATGTATCTTCTTTCTCCGTCAAAGGAATTGCCTTCATCATAGGCTCTTGAGTATCTGCCCATTGAATCCCTTCTGGCTCCTCTGCCTCTGCCTCTCATTGACATGCCTCTCTGAGAGTAATTTTCTTCTGCATAATCATCCATGCCTTCAACAGTTTTTAAATCCTTGTACATATCAATCAATTTGTATGCAGTTTCCAAATTCTGTGTAGTTAAGCCTTTTTCTGCAATCTTGTCTATCTCCTCACAGATTACATCTAACATTTTTTCGCTCTTCATATTTCCACCTCCTAAGCCAATTTGACAGCATTACCAGACAATCTTGTCACTGTTGCAACTCCAGTACCATCCGAATAAGCCACAATACTGAAATTGTGGTCAGACAAGCCACAGCAAACATTAATTGCTCGGATTGTTTCGAAAGTTACCAGTTTTGTGATTCCTGCAACCGCAGTGATTGTGCTTAATGTTTCTGGTAGAACCTGCCCATTCTCGGCAATCGCAAAAGTGATATCTCCATCAGTGACACCTAATGTATCAAGCGATACACTGAATCTATACAATCCAGATGCTTCCACATCCACATCAAAGGCATTGAAATCCAGAGCAATACCAGTATCTGTCACCCTGCTACCAAGAGCCAATGTCACTGGATTAGTAACAATGTTGGTTGCAAGTATTTCTTGGTCAGTTGTGTTGAAAAACTGCACTGCACTCTTATAACACTTCGTCTTGTATCTATTATTCATCTCTTTACCTCCAAAAAAATCCCTCACAGCACAAGCCATGAGGGAAAATGCGCTGTTAATAGCGATTTATTTAGTTAATGTTCCCACAGCCACATCCGCTTGTCTGTGTGTAATTTGCATATCCATTGCATCCAGTAGGGAACGATACTGTCTGAGGAGGCTGTACCACATATGCACTTACTGGGCAGTGATATCCTAATTTATCCACCAGATAAGCATTCTGCGCTGTCTGTGAAGCTGTCAACTGCAAGGAATTAATCTGCTGATTCTGCTCTGCAATGCGCTCCTTCAAAGCCTCAACCTTATTTGCATTGATTGCATCAAGGATTGCTCTGGTATTGGCATTCTGGCTGTCAATGATATCCCTTGTGTTGGTAGCATTATTAAAGTTTGTCTGGCAGAAACCGCTCTGCATTGCGGAATTGATTCCGTTTGCCTGCGTTGCGATATTGTAATTTACATCGCTTACCTGCTGTCTTAAATCACAGCAACAATTCTGGACAGTATTGCCAACTGCTTGAGTTGCAATCCTTCCCTCATATCCCTGCGTTACAAGAGCAGTATTAAGACCTGCAAAACCTTGTGTCATAGTGTTCTGTGCAGATGCAAAGCCATTGGTGATTGCGTTGTTCAATGCGTATGTAGAGTCGCAAATTCCTGCATAAACTCCATCAATCTTGCGCTCCAAGGTTGCATTGTCGGTAATCAAAGCATAATTCTCGCCAAGGTAAGTGCCTCCATTTCCGTTGTCGAATGCTCCACCAATACCATTTCTGCCCCATCCAAAGATAAGAGCAAAAAGGATTATCACCCACCAACCTTCTCCTCCGTCACCGAATCCACTTGAATTTCTTCCATTGCCCTGCAAAAGAGCAACATCTGAAGCTGTTAATCCGTCCGTCATTTCTTTAATCTCCTTTGATTAATATTTATATAAAATGCGCATTTATATACTATTTCAAAATATTTCTCAATTGATTTGCCATTTGTTGCGCTTGATTAAGCTGTTGCTGTGTAATCTTGCCACTCTGCAACATATTCATGACTATATCTTTGGGATTTCCCTGCAAAGTGCTTTTGAATTGCTGAAATTGCTGAATCATTTGGTTGTTAGGAACCATACTTTCCATCAATGATGAATACAAAAGATTACTCATTTACTTCAACCTCCTTTTTCTTGGCAGGAATAGGCTTTTTAATCTGCTTTTCTAACTCTTCGTATTTGGCTCTTAGAGCATTGAATTCCTCTCTAGTGATAAAATTATCACTTGTCGGATTTAAGGCTGTATTTGCGCCTTGTGGTGTGTTCTGCGCCCTCTCTGTGTAATCAAATACCCTCAAAGGCAAAGGCATCCCACTTGCATCCGCTGATTTGATGTAAAAGCACTGATTTTCGCTGTCCATAAGTAAGGCTGTTTCGCCTCTTCCAACCATCCACGATTTCGCACCTGCCTCTCCAGATACCCAATTGATGCCATTATTTACAGAATAGGATGGAGATGGTGTAGCAGGATAATTTTGCTGTTGGTAATTCATCATGTACGGATTCATGTATGCCATTTTTTGCCTCCTCAAGCCTCTCAATTTCGTCTTGTATACACCTATCATCTATAGATAGATATAGATTGCTGTATTGCTTATCCATATTCTTATTTTTGCACACAAAAAGAGCCTCTACGAGTGCGTATAAGGCTCATATAAGGCTCTTTTAAGTGTCAGCAGTAATTCTACCTATTTTGTTTTTTATTCGCTTATTCATCCTCTTAATCGTGCTGATAGAAACATTCATTTCCTCTGCACATTCCTCAAGAGGCTTATCCTTTGTCCTCATCAGAAACAGTTTCTGTTCATCTTCTGTAAAATTGCTTTCCGCCAGTAGATAATCTATCTCTGGTTTTACCAATTCACAGATTTTCATTTTTCCTCCCAGTAGTAAAGAATCTCTTCATCTCCAGAATCCCATGAATCATAATAGATTCCGTCAATCACGCACACAACATGGCTTTGCAGTGCTAGAATGTAGGTTCCATGCGGATGCTCCTCACAGAATTGCTTCACTGTACTGTCACCTTTGCAAAACTGCCTCTTGTATCCATGCTCTGACAGCATTCTGCCCCATACTCTGTTGGCGGAAGGCATATCTTTCATATCATAACCATAGGCACAGATTTCGCAATAAACCTTATCCCATTTCCAAGCAAAAGCCTTTGAGATTGCTCGAATCACACAATCTCCTACCTTGTTATGCATTGGATTTGGATTGTAATACTGATACATCATATCACTCCCTTTCCTAATCTGTCGGAATAATATGGTAAGCGGTTTTTGTTGCAGAAATCACGATACTTTGCAACTCTGTCATTTATCCTGCCAGTAAGTGCATTTATCTGCTTTTTCAATTCTGGTGTTTCTGGCAACTGCTTCAGCGCATCCCTTTTTCCTTTCATCTTTCGTATTGCTCTTTCCATTGCCCTTTGTTGCTGTTCTTTCTTGTATCTGTCCTCATTGGCTTTTGGGTCTATCGGCTCATTATGGTCAACATTGATGTCTGGGAACCACATCTGGAAAGTATGTCTGCAATTGATTCCTGCAATGCCTTGTATATCTCCATATCCGCAGGTTTCAACAAAATCTGGATAGTTGAATTGCTTCGGCTTCATTAGTGCCTGCTTTATTTCCTGCAAATAACCAAATTCTTTGTCACCAAGAGGAACATTTGCCAAATTCTTCTGAAGGATTGGATTGTTCCAATCAAGGCTGTACACCTTACCCTGCCACCAAGAATGATTGGTGTAGTCGTTGTGCTTCGTCACTCTGGCTCCCAAGTGTTGTGATACCTTCACATACTGGATTCCCATCTCGGAGCATCTTGTTAGGATGATTTCAGAGTTTGCTTGATTGATTCCAGTACGAACCGCTCTGGCAACAGCCACATCCACTTTATCTTGATGCCCAGAAATATAATCAACAGTGGTAACACCTTTATCCACCAAATCCTCAATTGATTCTTGCACAGCTTTTGATGGTGCCATTCCTGCTTGTACCTTCATATAGGCTGTGTCGCATGCATCAATGTAATCATCATACAAACAAACAGCAGTTGTCTGAGTGATGTTCTTTACAGTGTGATTGGTTCGCTTGTATGCATTCTCAAGCACAAGTATCTCATTTGTTGTCATATGCAAATCAGATGCGCTTGTGGGGATGTTCTGGAATGTGTATTCTGGCATATCCACATTAATTTTCTCATTTTCCACCAAGAGCCTTGTGAATTCATCTTGATATTTTGCAATTTCATTGGCAGATGTGACAAATGCTTGATGAATCTCTTTCTGGATGGAAGGCAATACCCTTTCAATCTCTTGCTGAATCTGGGCAATGCTGTAACCACTCTGCGCAATTTTGTGCAAATCATGCAGTGTAGCAGGAATCAGCAACTCCCCACCTTTCAAGAATGCTCTTATGATTCGTTTGATAACTTGAATCATCAGCAGGTTATTCAACTGTTGCACCTTGTTCTGTGTGCCTTCAATTACCTCATTTAAGTACTCTGGTGTTATCATAGCGAATTCTCCAATACTCGTTGTACTAATGCAACCCATGAGGCTTCATATCTTCTGATTGCTTCCTCATCCCAGTGCCGAACAGCATTCGGATTGCTATATGTAATCGGTCTACCGCTAGGCACTTTCTTTACACCTCTTCGGCTCCACCATTGCCCTTCTTTTCCCTCAAGGATGCCATAGAAGCCTCCCACTCTGTATACTGGGTCAATGTATATCTCACCCTCATACATATAATGAGCATATTCCACCATTGGGTCATATACATGAACCTCACCAGTGCCTGCACTGATTTGGTTCAATTTGTTCGTCTGATTGATTAAATGCCCATACATTCGAGGCATAAGCGGTTGCATGTCCGACCAAACCTGCGCATCCAATGCAAGCTGTGCCTTATCCAATGCTCTGCCTATTTCTCGAAATTCAATGTTTGCCTTCAATCCATTGTTATCCGCTCCAAACGAATACATTGAATAGAAATTCTCATAATGATTCTTAGAATGTGCCACTATTTTCACCTCATTTTTATAGAAAGGAGTCTTACTGCCTAATCTCGGTATCTGGAAATACCTCACATCTCAGCAAGCGCAGATATCAGATGATTGTTAGGTTCTTTGATATGAAAAATTATGCCATAAAGATGATATTAGATATATTCTGTTTTATTCTGGAAACAATCCCATTTCTTTTGGAGTTGCTTCTTCAACCATTGCCCTTGCATCCTCTTCGCTCATGCCTTCAAATTTGGTGAAATACATCCATGCAGGAACCTTGCC